AAACCTTAGTCGCATCTTCTGGTACAGCTAGTGGGCCTCTGCGGATTGCCATGTAGATGTAAGTGCCGCCAGAGGCGTTCCATCCACCAAAGTCATCCTCTAACTCAAATCCAGTTGCAGTTACTTTTAAAACTTCTGAAACAGTAGCTTCAGCACCATTTGTATTAGCATATAAATAAGTGTCATTACCGCCATTCGTTAGTATACCTCTCATAGTGTCAAGCATATACCAGTTATCGGAACTATCTGTTCTTTTAATCATAAGAAACTGTGGCTCAAACCCAAGATTAATACTAGGTCTAGTAGAGGTATTACCAGTATAACTCCCACACTTAATAATATCTTGGTCACCCGATGGGCCGAACTCACCGTCAGAATTGTTGTGTGCAAAAATGTAGGCTACGAAGGTTGCTCCATTAATATTAGTGTAAGTACCATATCCATCTATGTATTCGGGTCTAAAGTCAGTTGCAGTAAAACCACTCGACAAACCACTACTCTTTGTACCTATAATGCCAGTGCTGTTAAAACCAAAAGTACTACTAGATTGCCTATAACCTCTATCTCCATCAGAGTACAAAGGACTCATAAGCCAAGGGCCAGCGGCATCTGTTCTTTTCATCACAATATGCCCAGGCACTGCGCCTAAATTATGATTTACTCGTTGTGAACCACTTCCGTTTGAAGTCCACGTCACAACATCAAAAAACTTAGGGGCTTTCCGAAATGTCCAAGAGACCATATCATAAGTGTTAAGATTATAATTATCTGCCGTACCAATTGTAAAACCATCAGAATTAAAAGCTGTTAAACCTTGTGCCTCTGTTCCCTCTGCTGCGTCAGCCTGACTTTCAAGTTTTTTTGTTACGCCTCTTTCAGTATCCACTAAACGATGAGCAAAACCTGCTTCTCTCATTTTAAACCAAACTAAACCACCCTCACTGCTGAGGTCAATTCCGTTAGTAATACTACGTGCAGTGCCATTGCCTTCCCATAAATTAGTGCTGAACACCTCGTCTACATCAAGACCAGCACCACCTACACCTGATGCTGCACTTAAAACTATTTTTGAAGCTGTCATTTTTTTATCCCAATGCTTGGCCTAACGTAAATCCGTAGTATGTTGTTCCACCGTCAACTGTAAGAAAGGCAAATACATCAACACCTGCATTTGTCGCTGTAAGTGTAGGCGCTGTTGCAGCAGCCCAATCAACACTTGTAGGCCACGTAATTGTTCTTGCAGAACTATCTTGCGTTACTTTTAAAATAAACGCAGATGCTCTTCCTGATGCCGCAGGATTGCTGAACGTATAAGTAACATTTTCGGAAAGTGTATGTGTAAAGACATTACCATCACGCAAATTAATTGTAGCTGCATTAGAGCTAGAAGTAATTGCGGTGCTTTCTTCAGTCGTACCGTTGTCAAACCCAACCACACCATTTGCATCAGAAGTAACAACCGCGCTTGCATTTGTTAGTCCCAATGCATTTGGTAATGCTACTTCATAAGTTGCGCTTGCTGAATGCGGTGGACTTGCTAATGTAACACCGTGCGAATTATTTTCACAATTTAAAACAATTTTTCCAGAATTTGTATTTCCTCTGATAACAACTTTACCAGTGCCATTTGGTGCTAGATCAAGATTGGCGTTTGATGTTGTAACAATATCATATCCGTTTGTACTTAAATTTGCTGCTAAACCAGTAGAAACATTTAATGTTGTAAATGCACCAGTACTTGCAGAATTAGCACCAATTGGCGTTCCATCTATTGCACCACTGTTAATATCAATTCCTGTAACTGGTGTTGTTCCATCAAACAAATCATCAGTTTTGTCCCAGTTTGCATTTAGGTACCCACCCCAAGCATCTTCGTCTGCACCTACGGTTGGTTTTTGAAAGCTGTATGTTGTAGTATTTGCTGGCATTATGCGGCCCTTTCTAGAAAATCTGCTGGTGTCCACGTTGTACTTGGTTCTGACTCAGGTAACCATTTATAACGCGCTGTTACGGTTATTTGACCTGCAACGTCTGCTGCTGCAGAAAATAATCTTACTCTGTTATAACTTATATTTGGTGAAATTGAAATACTTGCATTTACGCTGCCGACAATATCATAAACTGCGCCAGCAGAAGCTGTTATTGCTATACCAGTACTTGCGCTTACATTTCTTGTAACTTGGCTATTTACAGTTGCTGAAATACCAAATGCTGTATTGACCGAACTTTCTTCAATACTTTCGTTTTGCCCATACATAAATGTGCCGTAGGTATTTCGTCCATAACCAGCGCGAAAACCAGCAACACTATCAGATGTAACCGCTGAAACAGAGGCAATAATAGAAAAGCCTGTCGATGCTGCATTTGCACCATCTGCAATTCTAATACCAGAAACTGAACTGGTAACTGAAATAGACGTTGCGGCTGATACATTTTTAACAGTATCTGCAGAACAGGATGCCGTTATATTTAAAACGGTTGCGGCAGCAAATTGTGTTGTTTCAGGCTGACCATACAGACCTGACCCATATTCGCCAGTATCATATGTTGAGCGCAAACCCATTAAGCAGCCGTTAAGTCAAGGTCACCTGTTGGTATTCTAAAAACATCACCATCATTTATTGCTTTTGATACAGCAAGGGCTGAATGTATAATCATGTTACCACTTGTTGCAGCATCCATTACGCCGATGTGTGTAACTGTTCCCCAATTACCACCTGATGCTGCAGGAAATTCTACGGCAGCAGAATTAGTTGCCAAGTCATTAGTTACAGTAAAACTAACAGTTGTTCGCGCATAACCAGTTCCTGTTGAAACCTCAGTACCAGCCGCACCTGTATCTGTTGGGTTTGATGTAAAAAGTGCTATGTACCATGCTGTCGGTCTTGTTAACGATGCTGTTGTAAATAAATACTGTAGCGCGTGTGTTTCAAAAGCGTTTGTAAGTGCTGACATATATAACTCCGTTGATATTTATAGGCATAAAATACACCATTTTTAATTTAATAGCTAGATATGATAATTCTGCGCCCAGAACCACCAAATCTTGTATTGTCTGAGGCTCGTTGTAACGATGCTAAAGCATTCTGATATAAACTTGCCCAAGTTTGTGTTCTAGCGTCATCCAGCAAATATGGTGCTGATTGCATCAGCGATCCATATAAATAAACATCTGGGTCAGACTGTAGTAACCAAGTAAAAGTATTTGTATCACTTAAACTTGGTATTTCTGCGTAATACGCCAATTGCATAGGATACTCTGCGTCTGGCGTGGGAAAGACCTCAATGGCATCACCAATTTGTGCGTAAAATTCAGGAATTCCTGATGTATCAGAATTTTCTTGCCTTTTTTGCAACATATCTTCTGCACCAATGAGATCTAATCTTCTTGTATAAGAAGCAGTTGCGCTGAACCTAAATGTTTCAAGCCAATCTGCTGGTACTTGTACATATCTACTGTCAAGCGTTGCATCAACGCGTTCTATCATTTTATAATGCCTTAGTTTTCTATTCAAATCTGCTTCTGCCAAAACGATAAAATCAGGTATAACAGACGTCAAATCGTCACGATTCAGCCAATTTGCAATCGACGTTTTTAATTCCGAATATGTAGAAATTCCCATTTAATTCACCACTTACATCTATCTGCCCAGTATGCAGCACTCATTTTGCCTTTTGCAATATTTTTGCTGTGTCGGGCTTTAAATGATGCTCTGCGCTTTTTTGCTGCTTCACTCTCGCCTTTGCGAGGTGGCGAACCACTTACACCTTTTTGACCAAACCTAATTAATTTTATTTTACTTCCGTCTTTTGCTACAACCGCGTGTGATTTTGTTTTATGGCTTGGTGTTTTTACACATTGGTTGAAACGACTAGCACCAATTTTTGCTAATCGCGCATCTTTTGCCATTAGAAGCCTCTATAATCTAAGTATGTTTTTATAAGAGCCTCTTGCCGATCCATTGGCAAATTATAAAATTCTGGCCCCATAAGCTCAACAATAGCTGTTTGCGCCATTTGCTCATTTGTTTGTGCCATCATGCCAAGTCCACGATTTTGTCTGCTTATTGCATCATCGTAATTTACACTTGGCTGTGCCATTCCCATTTCTAAAACAGGTTCGCTTTGCATTGGCGTAGTTACCCCACTCATAGGCTGCATACTCATATCTGGATAATCTTGCATTGGGTCGGTAAATCCACTTGCACCAGTATTAAGTCGAGGGTCATTAACATCTTGCTGTAAACCACGCTGCCTTTGCATATCCATCATTGCTGCACGTTGGCGCATCATTTCATCAACTGCTGTGGTAATTGCTTTTCCAGTGCTGTTTTTCATGGCAAGCCGTCTTTGTTCTGTTCCAGCTGGTGTAGCAACAAGATTTGCTAATACACTTAATAAACCACCGCCTTCAAATGTATCTCCGCTTCTACCAGCGCCACCGCCATCAAACATATCTAGGAGGTTAAGAAATTTTGTTTCACTGACCGCCATTATTTTTTCTTACCGCCCTTTTTTTTGCCGCCTTTTTTCATACCACCTTTATGTCCATAACCAGGCATTTACGCACTCCTTTTTTTAGATGCTTTTGCTTTTTTCCATAAATCAGCATCGGCTTTTCTAGCTCCACCTCTGCCACTTATAAAACTATTTACCCTACCCATGCTCCAAGCTGCCATTGGTACATTTCTAGAACCAGAACTTAAATATGCTGCATCGCCGCGTTTTTTAACTTGCTTTAAAATACTTAAAGAAATGCCACTTTCTTTTGCCTTTTTGGCTAATGCACTTCCACTACTTCTTTTTTTTGGCTTGGGCGGCACGGCTTTTACTCACTTTCTTTACATCAATTGGTAAACCAAGTTTATATCTTCGTCTGGTTTCTAATATTTCACGCTCTTTTGCCTTAGGGTTTTTTGCTCCCTGCAAGTATTTTTTAGGTACGCCTTTTTTTGTTTTTGCTACTTTTTTTGCCATATTTTTTCCAGTTAACAGAACTTTAACACATTACGCAATACCACGCAAATTTCTTTTTATAGGTTCACCCCAATCTGTTTCTTCTTGCCGACCAACTGCAAGGTAACGAAAACTGTCTGCTCCGTGTGACGTCCAATCATGCAAAGGTCTACCGCGCCACGTTTTGAGTCTTTCGTCAAACTCTCTGCGATACTGTAACAGTGCTTCAATGCCACGCTCACATTTTTCTGCATCAAACCAACACTTGTTTAACATTGATCGTGCTGATTGAATACCATCGTCAATTTTTAACTGTGGTGCTATTTTAACATTACGAATTCCAAGTGCATCTAAAGTTTCTAGTCTGCTTTTTCCTGTTCCTAATTCTTTAACTTTTACATCGTGCGGAAGTATATGTTCTTCGTAATGGTAACCTTTTTCAGACAAAGCTTTTGCATAGTGGTCAAGCCCTACGCCACTATTTTCGTAATAATCTATTAAATGTACTTCTTGCCCAGCATACTGTGCAAACCAAATTGCTGTGCTGTCGCCAATCCCTAAGTCCCAACTTGTTACAACGCCAATGCTTGGATCATATGGAACACCGCAAATTCTTTTTTCTGCATTTGCTGTTTTCATTTCTTTTGCATAATATGCACCTTGTATCGCTGCTTCAAAGCTACATTCAAACTCTTGCTCAAAGCGATCTTCGCCCATTGCTTTTTTTGCTTCTTCAAGCTCTGCTGGATCAAGCAAATTTGTTTCAGAAGATTTAAACATTGCTGTATACCAATTTTTATTTTGTTTGGCATTTACATATGTTTCGTAAAATTGATTTTTACCTTTTGGTGTACCAATAAAGGTTGCCTTACCTTTTCTGTCGGCTAGTGCTGGTCGTATTACTGTAGGCCAAGCCCTTGCTGGGAAATCTGCTGGTTCGTCAAGTACGACATGATCAAAGTACAGACCACGCAAGGTGTCTGCATTATCTGCACCAAATAAACGTATTCTAGCACCATTTGGAAAATCCACGCGCAGTTCGGATGTATTATATTCTACGCCTTCTACATCTTGCGTATATTCTTGTAAGTAATCCCATGCGATTGCTTTGGCTTGTGAATAATATGGGGCTATGTATGCAACTCGTACTTTTGGTAAACGAATTGTAAGTGCATCTTTTATCAAATCATTAATTGCTGCTACTGTTTTTCCGAATCTGCGATGCGCGATTATAACCGCAAACCGTTCTGTTCTATTGTGATAAGGTTTTATCAGCGTTCTTGGTCGATAATTAATTGTCCTGACCGTCATCGTCTAACCATTTGTATGCGTGTACGTGTTCGCCTGATATTGTTTGTTCTGCTTTATCTTTTTGCCCTAGATATTGCTTTCCTAACCACACTAACATTGTAGGGTTGCCATTCTCTGCTGCTTGCCATTGCATTCGCCTTAATGACATTCTGCCTTCATCGTTGTGCCTTTTAAAGAGGTCTTCAAAATTTTCGTATCCTCGTTCTTTCAAACGTCTATTTAAAGTTGTATCAGACATATCTAAAATACTGCATATTTCTGTTTGTGTGCATTGAATACGAACCATGTTTAATAATCGTGAAAAATCATTATTACTCAACTCTTTAGATGGTCCTTTCGGTCCACGCTTTTTGTTTGTATTAGTTGCACCTTGTGCCTCTGCCATTACATACCCCAACATATTGTGTAACTAAGTTATTTATACCATAAATTCTGAATGATCCAATATATTTTTATTTGTAAATAAATTGTTGACAATATAGCCATGCTTGATAGTTTGTACTTACATTAACGGAGGTTCATATGAACATTACATTTCAAACAGACTACGAAAAAAAGATTTATAACGAACGCACACACTTTGTTGCAGTACGCGGTCGAGGCAGAAACAGAACACGTTGTAACTTTTATACTTTAGAAGGTTGCCAAGAATATGCCAAAGGTTGGGACGATAACCGCACTATGATTTATGCTGTAAATGACATGGGTTCAGCGGCTCACATTATTAACCTTTAATTTTACTTTAAACTGTTCGTGTTTAACTACACGCTCCCGAAGAAGGCTTGAACTAAAATCATGCCTTCTTTTGTTATAGTAAATTTCCATATCTAAATTTTTACCAGTAAAGTCTTTGTCTCTGTATTCTTCGCCAATTATTCTTATATCTATTGGATACATTTTTAAAATATCCATTAAATCATTTTCAGACTCATAAGGTATTATTTCATCAACGTAGCTTACTGCTTTTAATTGTGTGTATCTTTCCACCAAAGTTTGCACAGGAAAATTTTTTTCTTCTCGCTCTATATTTGGATTTACGTGCAGTCCAGTAATTAAATAATTACAAACTGTTTTTGCTTCCGAAAGCATTGCAATATGCCCAGCGTGGAGCAGATCAAAGGTTGATGCTGTAAAACCAACTTTCACCGTACCTTCACCATTTCCATACCATACTCTTTTACAGAACCAGTAAATTCTACATCTGGTTTTCTAATTAGTTTTTGTTTTTTGAACCTATTATAGTCAACATGGTGATGCCACCTACCATATTTTTTTACCAATCGTGAGCAATCGGGATGTTCTTTAATTAACATTTTTGACTTTTCTACTGTACCAGTGTCGGCGTACCTTTCGCCTTTTTTTACTTTGCCTTCTGCATGATAAAATTCGTCTGTATTACCACCTTTCATTACTTGTGTATTGGTTTTTTCTTGTAAAAAAGCATTGAATTGAGTTGTACACCATCCAGCCTTTAAAATGTCTAGCGATAAAATTGTATCTTCGTTGTATCTACCGCGCCACCTATATTTTAATTCATTTCTAATTAGATTACAGCTATAAATTCTAGTATTAAGCACAAATGGCGGTAATTTAGCTTTTCTTGGTGCAAACATCATGTAATTAGGACCTGCCATACCGATGTTAACATATCGCTGAACAAAATCTTCCATTACTTTAAAGCAAGTTCCGTCAGTTACTTTTACTTGTAAGTTTTTATTGAACCTATGAAAGTATCTAATGTTATCGTCCATCACCCAATGCCACGCAAAGCCGTTTGCTTTAGAATGTTCCCATGCAAAGTTTCGCGCAGGCCCTGGTCCTGTGCTTTTTTCAAGCCCTAGATTATCACATAACTCGTATTTTTCTTTAAACGACAAATCAAGTTCTAAAACAGAAGTATTTAAATCCCAATGTTTTATAGCTTTTTTATATAAATCTATTTCTTGTGGTTCTACGATTATATAATGTGGCACTTTCATAAAGGTTAGTGCCTTTGAAGTCATCATATATTCGTAACGCCCTTTGCTTGGAATATATAATGGAAAATCAGGCAGCATTATCTGTGCCATTTACTCTATAAGCGTCCAAATCTTCTTTAATATTTTCGGGATACCTTATGAATTTTGTTGCTTCTGATAGTTTTAATCCTGTCTTTGCGGCAAATTCGTCTACATCTTCCTGATTATCAAAATGTATTTTTATACTTCGAAAATATTGTATTTCATCATTGTCGTACTCTGGCATATCTTGCCATTCATCAAAAGCATCTGTTTCGCCAAAGTCTTTATCTAAAAACAAATCAGCCATTTCATCTAAGCCAAAACCTAATTTTGAAACATCAAACTGATCAAACTCTAGTTGTTTTATTTCTACTTTTAAAAGCTCTTCATCCCATGTAGAATTTTCTGTAAGTTTATTATCAGCAATAACATATGCAGCTTTTTGAGCATCCGACCAATTTTTTGCTACCATTACTGGTACTTTTTTGAGCTCTAATTTTTGTGCAGCTAATAATCTGCCGTGACCAGCAATTAGTGTATTTTTTTCGTCTACCAAAATGGGAACGGTAAAGCCCCATTCTTGTATACTTGCTGCTATTTGTGCAACTTGTTCTTCGCTGTGAACTCTACTATTTCTTGCGTATGGAACTAATTTTTTTGTTTCTGTTAAAACTATTTTTGTAGCTGGCCATTTATCCATAATATTTCCTAAACGGTTCTAAGTCTGCTTCTGTAACTAAATTATTTTTCAATAATTCTTCT